CTATCCATACAATCTTGTCAAGAGCGTACCAACACTCCTCCACTACTGTCCTGTGCTGGTACGGTACTGGAAGTACTCTCTCGTCTTCGTCGCAAAGGCGACGATCTCCGGCGACACGCCACGCTCGAGCAGCTTGTCCGCAGAGATCGTCCGGTTCACACCGGAAACACGGGTCAGCACGATACCACCAGCGGTGATAGGTGCTTTGGGCAGCACGTCGAACTGCGAGTCTACCAGCGGCTTGATCTCCGCGAGCAGCTTCTCCTCCGTCTCGCCCAGTTCCTTTTTCTGTCGCCGTACGTCGTAGAGACTGGACAGCAGCGTCTCCAAGTTGCCGTCTGCTTCAATAGTTGTCATGGCTCTAAACCCTCCTCACTTTTTAGAGGATGCGCTCCCCTTCACTGGAACACTAGGCCACGGCTCCGGTGACGTACCAACGATACGACCCGACCAGCGGTCTATCTTCACCCACCGCTTCGACATAGGATTCCGCGCCTGCACATACCGATCCGGCTCCAGAGCCAGTGCTGCATCCCGCACCAGTTCGTCACTGATCTCGTGGCCGCAGTTCGGACAGATCATCACAGCACCCCCAGTTCGTTGATCGCGCTACTCACGACTTCACGCCCTCTCCACGCAGCCATTTGGCGACGAACGTGACCGCGTCGAGTCCGTACATGATGATGAGGAATACGAGGCACAGCGGCCAGAGCAGCACGGCAAGCCCGACGGTAAAGCTCTCTATCTCAGTCTCCACCCGTTGGCCTGTCACCCTGTCCGCAAGGGCTATGAGCCAGACGGCCAAGACCCCTACGACAATGTACGACACCACCCCTACAACTACCCACATACCGACCTCCTGATCGCCTCTATCTCGTCATAGGTATCCAAGAACGTAGCATATGATCTTCATAACACCACCTTCTCCAGACTCCCCCACCGCTTTCCCACCTTGGTATCCACCACCACGGGTACCAACAGACTCACCACGTTCGTCATGTTGTCTTCTACCCACCGCAGACACGGCTTGTGAACCTCCTCGTCCTCGACTACTTCTACTATCAAACTGTCGTGGACTTGCATTTCCCATCGCAGACTGTCCGCCCACTCCGTCTGCGGCAGACTCCTCCATAGTTCGCCCATAGCTGCTTTGATAATTTCTTGGGCTGTAGCGGTCACGGGCATGTTCGCAGCCTGCCGAGCACCGGCCTCTTTGATAGCCCGTATCGGGCAGTGAACCTCGGGGATATACCTGATCCTCCCGAACAGGTCTTTCACGTACCCGTACCGCCGCGCGTGAGCCACCTGCGCGTACTGGTAGCTGCGAATCTCGGGGTAGAGACGATAGTACTCGGCGATGAACTTCTCGCAGGTCAACTCGTCCCACGGCTCGATATCCACGGACTCACCGTCCATCGCGAGATCAGCGATGTACTCGTTGATCTGCGTGGACAGCCCGTGTGGACCGATCAGGTAGATGATCCCGAATCCGGCACGCTTGGTCGGGTAGCGGTACTTGGTCAGCTTGGCCTGATCGAGCGAGACCCCGAACAGGCGTGCGGCGGTCTCGGTATGAGGGTCGCCGCCTCTGTTGAACAACTCTATCAGCCCCTTGCATTGCGCGAGGTGAGCTTGGGTGCGCATTTCGATCTGACCGTAGTCCAACTCAGCCAGCAGCCAGCCCGGAGGCGCGATAAACCCGTTCTTGATCGCCTTGGACTCCTTGTTGCGTGTCGGGATGTTCTGGAGGTTGGCACCTTCCCCCTCGTCATTCTTGGACGAGGAGAGCCGCCCCGTCTCCACTCGCGTCGTCTTGATGACCGTGTGCATCCTCGGGGTGCCGCTCTCGTCAGGATGGGCCGACCGGATCATGTTGTCCGCGTAGGTGCTTTTCAGCTTCATCAGGCCACGGTAGCGAATAACCCCCTCGGCGACCGGATGCCCCGTTTTCTTCAGTTCAGCATCGTCGGTGGAGATCAGCCCCGTCGCTGTGGTCTTGGTCGGCTTGAACCCGAGTTCACCGTAGATAACCGCCGCGACCTGCTGCGAACTGTTCGGGTTGAACGCATGGCCGACCATTCCGGCAAGCTCGGCGGCCTGCACCCTCATGCGGACGTCGTAGTCCTCGGACAGGCGACGGCAGTGCTCGATATCCACGGCCATCCCGTTCGCCATCATGCTGTCCACCATCGGGAGGATGCCGAGGTCCGTGTACTCCACGAAGTTGAGGTCGAGGTCGGCGATCATCTTCCGCATTTTGTGGTGGACCCTGAGCGTGACGTCGGGGTCACGCGCGCTGTACTGCACCGCTTGGTCGAAGTCGATGTCGGCCAGCGACGACTCGGGCATGAGAGAGAGCACGTCCTCGACCACGGCACGCTCCTCGGCGGGGATGTTCCGCCACCGATCCCACAGGTCGGTGTTCTCGTCAGCGGAAAAGTCGTTTATGATGCCGTTGATCTTGCGGGAGATATGCCACGGCTTCTTGTTCCGCGTGACCAGTTCGCCCTTCTTGTTGTTCCACTTGGTCTCCTCGATCAGCGGCGGGTCGGGCCACTCGCGACCGGACGCACGCAGCAGGTACTCCAGAGACAGTTCCTGCTGGCCGGGACGGACGACCTCGCGGTAGGTCTTCATTTGGACGCCACATAGGCGCGACGCTAGTTCCTTCAGGCCCTGCGGGAGGTGAAGAAGATACGCCTCCACCATCGTGTCTATGAAATCATCCTCCCGCAGCACCACGTACTGAATATCGTGGAGCCAGTAATGGACGATAGCCGTCCCCGGCAGGTCAGTGAGATCGTACCTCCCTCGGAAATCGTCGGGGATCGGGATGAACCACGCGGTCCCCGGTCGCGCTGAAATCTGGACACTCCACAGCTTGCCTCGGCACTGCTCGGTATCGACGGCGAACTCGCCGCTGTCGCTTATCTCGTCCCGCATCTGCCGGAGCTTGGCGGGTGTGTCGGCTACGCGGTAGTCGGGGTTCGGGTACTCGTCGACTACGTGGTAGCTCCGCCAGTCTGCGCCCTTGACCAATCCACGGAGGACTTGGAAGTCCTCGCTCACTTGGCGCGTCTTGCTGGTGTCATGGAGGGCGAAGGCGGGATGGTAGGCGGGAAGGATAATCACGCCGTCCTTCTCAATGGGTTTACCGTGGAGGTGCTCGACCGTCCCCGCGTTGTTACCGAGGAAACGAGCGATAGCGGTTGCTCCGAGGGCCATGATAATACGGGGCTGGACGAGGGATAGCTCTAGGTCCAGCCAGTGAGCACACGCTCGCACCTCGTCGGGCTTCGGGGTGCGGTTTCCCGGAGGGTGACAATGGACGACGTTCGTGGCGTAGACGGATTCACGGGGTAAGCCGACTTGGAACAGCAGGGAGTTGAGGTACTGCCCTGCCTGACCTACGAACGGTTTGTACCCCCACTCATCCTCTTGGCGCCCCGGCCCTTCACCGACAAGTGCGACCTCGGCAGGAACAGCCCCGTCGCCAGGGACGGGAGCTTTGCACTTGGCTCGCAGGCCGCAGTCCGTGCACAACCGTATCAGGTTCCCGGGGAAGGGCAGGGTGGACGGGTCGGGGAGAGGCGGCGGAGTTCTGTGGTAACGTTGACCGTGCGGGTACGGCATCGAACCCTACTTGCCGTACCAGTGCAGCTTGTTCTCGGCACTCCGTGCTCTTTCCAGCGCTCGGTAGCAGCGCTTCTTCCACCAGTCCAGTGGGTAGTCTCGGTTCTTCCCGCACCATTCACACGTCTCGTACTCGTAGTCCGAGTACCCGCTCTGGTTCGACCGCCACGCGTGTCGGCCAATCAGGCAGCGCAGCCAGCGCTTCCACCTCGGAGGTTCCTTGTGCGACGCGAACTTGAAATCACCCTTGGGCGTCTTTGTGCTCACCCCTGCGCCTCCTTCCCTTGTTCCCTGAGATCGTCGTCACAGCTACCGCAGACATCCGGCTCTCGCCCAGAATACATGAACTCGCTGTCGCACCGCGCGCACTTCTTGATCCGGCTCTCCAGCAATTCGGGATGCTCCAGCGCAGAGCCGAGGATAGTGCCCATCCTGATGAACACGCCCTTCTTGGCCTTGTCGGGTTCGCGCTTATTCCCACTGGGCGCCAGAAGCCACTCGCCTAAATCCCCCTGCCAGTAGACCTCCCACAGTACTTCGCTGCGCGGGAGACTGACGACATCGTGCCCGTAGGCTTCGCCTCCAACCTTGGCATCAAGGCCAGTCGGCCAGAGGAGTTCGATTGTTACGTCGCAGCTACCCTTGAAAGCTTCATTGACTTGAGCATAGCCATCACCGATACCGGGGCCAGAGACATACAAGCCTCCAGCCTGCCAGGAAAGGGTATCGACACCGAACATAAACTTGTTGACCCTATCCCACGCTCTTGGAGCCTTCATGCCTTCACTTCCTCACCAGCCAGTACAGCAGCCCCGCGATAATCGCGCTGAACCCCAGACCGATCTTCGTCTTCCTACTGCCCAGAACACGTATCATGGCTTCAACTCCCCCCTAATCAGCTTTTTGACCTGATCGCACTCAAGTCGCTGCGCCGTAGTCTCTCCAGCTCGTACCCTCTCCTCGTACGACGCCGGAAGGCGACGGTACAGGCACTCGAACCCGTCTGCACCCACGCATAAACAGGCGCAACAATCAGCACCCTGCCCCATCTTACATACGCTCAGAGCGTCCTCCTTGGTCAGGAGTATCCGGCTGTAACCGCCGTTCCCTGTGACGATATTCATGACTCCGACTCCTCCACAGGCTCTTCCGGTTTGAACAACTTGATACCCTCACCTCGTCGATACTCTGGGTGCTCAGTGCACCAGAAACACCCCGGCTTCATTCTCACCACGGGGTTCACCCCCAAGTCGGTACAGAATCGCTCGAACGCTCCCGCCTTCTGCCCATCGCAAATGTATTTCCCGTCACGGTAGTGCTCTGGATCATGCATTCCCGTCACGTGGCAGCAAGGCAGATAGAGATAGCACTCGAGCAGCTCCACGATCCCTACCACAGCATCTTTGGCTATCTCTTTGCTGTTGATTGTTTGCAGGAAGGCTTTGCCCGCCTCGGTGTTGTATAGGTTGCTGGCTTTGAAGTGCGCGTTCACCCGCCTATTCACTTCCTTCGCCACTACCTCTCCCAATAGGTTTCGCAGATCACTCATCAGTCAGCCTCTCCTTCCCGATGGGCTGTCGCCTTGGGCATCGCGTCCCGCTGCGTCTTCCCGAGCAGGATCAGGGACACCAGCTCGTTGAAATCACACTGGAGTACGTGTTCGTTGGTGTTGCGACCACGCAGGGAAAACTCCCATTTCACAGCCCCACTCCTGTAACTTGCCAGTTCAACACCCAGCATTAACGGCTGCGTGCTGTCTTGGCACAAGAGGTTCAATGCGCTGTGCGACCTGACCTCGCCCTCGGCCTTCCCGTTCTCCTTCGCCAACCTCATCCCCCTAGCCACACAACGGGCCATCAGATCGGTTAGGCTGGCCCACACTGCGTTATTCTCCGCAGTTGCTTTAACAGGGTCGCTGCCGAGGAGCCTACCCGCGTCCTGAGCCTTGTAGATTATAGATGCATATTCAGACTGACGCGGAAGATGACTAGTCATCACCTCGCTCAAGTCCTCCTGACTCAAATCCATCTCCGTCCTTGCTGCCATCTTTGCTCTCCTTTCGTTATCTCACAGGTTCCCCAGCCGCGCCACGATACAGTCCGCAATGTGCAGCAAGAAAGGCAGCGTGATCTGGCGGCTCGCCATCCAGTCGCACCGCTCGCTGCCCCACCGTCCCATGTGGGACTCGATACAAGTGAGCACCAAGGGATCACAGACGATCCCCTCTCGGTCAAGGAACTGCCGCACCAGCAGCGGGTGTATCGTCAGGATGCGCTCGGCATCCGCGTCGATGCCGTACTTGCAGATATCGTGAAGAACCGCCGCCGACCGCAGGATGTCACGCTCCCGCTGAACCAGCAGCAGGATGTCCGACAATACGGCGCACACCCTGACGACGCGGAGCGTATGAACCAAGTTCCCCCACTCCACGCGCTCGTCCGGCAGGTGGTGGTATACGCTGCTGGGCATCTGCCACGCCCGGACACCGATAGCGTGCACCGCCTTGTGAACGCAATCACGCAGCTCGAGAGCCGCTATGAGGTCTATCTCACCACGTAGTTCGCCGAGGGACACCGCGTGTTGATTCATAGGAGTAATCACCTCTCAAACCTTACCGCCGCACAGCTCGGCGATGGCGCTCTTTGCCAGCTTCTTCCCGATACCGGGTATCGTCCTCCAGTCTTCCTCGGAAGCGGCTACCATCCTCTCCACCGAGGGGAGGTGCTGGGCTACCGGAGCAGACAGGGTCCAACCGATGCCGTCCAGTTCCGCTGCCACCCGCCTCGTAAACGACGGGCGCACAAGCTGAACGGTCGGGGGGGGCCGCTTGTAGAACTTGCGCAAGGACTGATGACCGTCGGCGGGACTCTGGAACCACGACCACAGGCTCACGATGACCGCCGCCGTCTCCTGCACACCCTCCGAGCGCAAGACGTACACTCCAGCTAGACGCTCTAGTTCAAACAGGTACTGGCAGTAGCGACTGTAGGTCGTAGTCGGCTTCACAGGTTGCCACATCTCACATCGCTTCATCGTTCGGGGGTTGACGCCCCAAGTCGGTATCTCCAGCAGACCGTCCTCGGGACTGCGGCGGACACGGCCTTCCACGAGGACCACGAGCACGTCCACTCCGACTACCACGCTGGCCTGAAGCTGTGCGAGAAGGCGCCCACTGCTGATACAAGAAGCCATATCTCCAATTTTCTTGCGCTCGACGGCGATCAGCAGCGACTCCCCATTATCACCCTGTCCCGCGAAGCTCACGTCGGTGAACAGCGGGATCGGGACGACGGCGGTGGAGCCGAGCGTGCGCAGTTCTCGGATGATGTCTTGGTCGTTGGGGAGATTCGATGTGAAGATGGCCGACGTGAAGATGTCCACACCCTACTCCCGCAACTCACTCTCTCCGCACTGCCCGCCATACTGGAACTCAGCGAACGGAATCCTAGATGTCACACGAAGCATCGACCAATAGTGGCAATACCGCACCAGTTCCCTATTCGTCCAGCCATCTCCCGCGTAGGAGTTGCGGCTTACTGCGTCCAGCGGTTGATACCGCATAGGGAATGGCCAACCACCTAGCCGCCTCACCATCTGTAGGCGATAGAGCGCGTCCTCCGGCGTATCATGAAACCCAATGAGCACATAGACCGCAATCTTTGATCGAGGGAACCCCGCGCGACGCAATACATCCCATCCTTGCATGAACTTCGACTCATACCCGATGGAATCCCACGCGATACGAATGTACCTCAAGTCCAATTCCCGCAGCCGTTCTGCGTGATGATTCGTCAGAATACGAGCGTCTAGCCCTTGGTTGAAATCCACATCTTTCACGCCTTTGAGGGAGTCAATCACCTTGTCAAAGTGCGCTCGTGAACAGGCAAGAAGATTGTTGTCGCAGACTATCGGCTTTGGCTCCCACGTTGGCAACTCCCGTAGTTCACCTTCGACCACAGGAACGATGCAGAACGGACAGTGATTTACGCACCCGACTGACGTCTTACACGCATTGGGATTATGCAGACGAAGTGCGTTCTCTACACCGTTGCCGTAGGCCACACCAGCGTACTCAGCAGCAGGCCCACCGAGGTCAACCGCGCGACCCTCTGCCATGAGTTCAGCAGCCCTATCTATTGCTTCCCCTAAAAGCCACGAGAATACAACGGATAAGTGGACACCGTCATCATCAGCCCACTCCAAATACGACTTGGGCCACTTGTTCTCCTCACGTAGAACCGTAGATGTCTTCATTCACTCAGTTCGCTCTCCAACCACAGAACACCAGCGAGCATTTCCTCGGTCGTGAACGACTCGCCGTGACCCTTCAAGATAGGCTTGTCCTCATCGTCACTCGCGCGATGGACGTAGATTTCGGTGTAGGTTTCGTACTCCGCTCGGTGACTGCTTGTGAAACCATGCCTGACGATCTGGAAGTTTAGGTTGCCAAATGACTTCCCCAAGCTGCGTTCGAGTACTTCACTCCGTAGACCGAACGGGTGTTGCCAGCCCTTGGCAATCAACCTGTCGAAGTCCGGTTGAGAATCTCCGTAGAGGACGATGCTTGATATTCTGAGGGCCACGACGGCTACTCCTCATCCTCAGGGACGCGGCAGTTCCGCATCCACGCGGGACCGAAGTCCTTCTTGTCCTCCACCACGAAGTCCACCCTGCCATCGTCCAGAGCCGAGTTGTTGTCCCGCAGTACTTTCGCCCGCACTACCCCATGATCCCGATCCAACAGCACCAGAGTCTCCGGTTGGTACGGGAGGGTAGGAGTGCCGCCCAGACCCGCGTCCAGGCCGTACTCTAGCCTGATTTCCTTGCGGTCGACGTTCTCCTTGCGGTTCGGTGCGTCCCGCGGCGGCTTGACGATTATCGTAGTCATAGCCACGTTGATATCATCTCTGGCTACCAGCGCACTCAGGAACATCCCGTCGTGTGCGTTCTTAGCGATCTTCCAGAAGTCGTCCGGCTGCGGTATCGGACTCGTCGCTTTGTTTTTGTCCGCTGCTCTCTCAGCCCTCCGCCTCGCCAAGTATTCGGCCTTGGACAAGCCCGACACCTCGCGGTAGGCCAAGTCCTGGGAGTGTTCCCACAGACGGGCCGCACTCTCGACGTGCACCCAGTCCCCGGGGCGGACGTCCCGCATCACGCGGTCGAATGCTGCTAGGAACGACTCCATGTTCTGGCAGTAGTAGTAGACCACGTTCTCGGGGGTGTTGCGCCCGAACTGGCGGAACACGGAGGCGTACTTGTGCTCCGTGTCCAGCACGTAGACTTTGGCGCTGGGGTCGATGTATCTGACACACCCCTCCTCCAGATCGTCCACCTTGCCGTTGACGACCATTGCGATGGACACAAGGGCGCTGGTCTTGCCTACTCCGTCCTTCCCCCCGATCAGCAGGAACTCCCTGCCAACGCCCGTCGCCAATAGATCGTGCGCTGTCAGGGGAACCGGCTGGTTGACTGCCTGACTCGGTGCTGTTCTGGTTGTAGTCATTGGTTATTCTCCCCTCCCCTTCTTCCCCTTCGGTTTGTCGCTCTCGTTGCTTAGATATCTATCTCGCATCGCCGCCCACTCCGAAAAGGTCAGTTCCACCTTGTACGTTGTTTTCCTGAAGAGGTGCGTCTGCGGCTCATTGGAAAGCATCGTCAACTCACCGAACAGGTTTTCCAACTTCTCTTGGTAGAGCCTCCTGATCTCATCGAGCAACATCTCGACTTGCTCATCTGTCATTGGTTGCTCTCCCCTCCGTCTTCGCCTTCCCCTATCGGTGGGATCACGTTGCCGTTCCGTGCCCACTCGGCTATCAGCTCGTCGGTGCACCGTCTGCGCTTGCGCTCGTCGATCACATTCGGAGCAAACCACAAGCCGATAGTAGCCAACCCGACGACGATAGCCTCACCCACTACCAAGCCTCGCGGCACACGTGGCCCCGGAGTCGTCATCTCCAAGTCAGGCCGAATGTTCACACCATTCACAACCAGCTTGCCATGTGGGACTTCGCTCACGACCACCTCTACGACAGGTCCAGAGCCATCCACCCCGACGTACTGGTAGTCTCCCTCGTACGTATAGGCTGCGAGCATAGCGACGGCTACCGCCATCACGAACACAGCCCACACGATCATGCTGGCAAAACACAACCGATACCACAGCTTGCCGTCGGGCGACTTCCTGTACCGAGTATGCGCTTCTCTCTTGACCTCTTCGATCGTCGTCATCGGTTACTTTCTCCCTTCCTCACCGAAGCCCCTTCACGCCTACCCGAGCGACGGGACCTGCCCAATACACACTGATCTGTGCCGGAGAGTCCATCCTCTCGCCGTCCTTTCCACACCAGTCTGCGACCTCAAGATCGACTCTCTTGGCGTTGGTCGCAAAGATGGTGTCCAACCCTTCGCCTATGGCGCGCACTATGTTTTCCATGAGCAGTCCCCCTTCTCCCAGTTCGTTCTACGGTGAGGTATCCAGCTTGACGTCGCCTACCAGTTTCGCTTCAGCAACGGAAACGCAGAGACCCATATCGTCTGCCAGTTCAACAAACCGACGGTTGAGCAAGCGCAATTCATCCTCCTGCACGTTCCAATCGAGCTTGTGTCGAATGTGATAACTTACGTCCGCCCCCACGCTCACCTTACTCTCCCCTCCCGTCATTCGGGCCGCACCCTTGCGCGACCAGATAATCCCGCGTATTGATGATCCCCTGCCAGCACTCCTCGATGCTCTGCCGCGTCAGCCGGAGTATCCGCAGACGGGCACGCACGGTCGGCGGGGCCGTTGAAATGTGGCCACTCACGTAGCACACCAGATTGGTGTCAGCACAGTGGCAATACGCCCGAACCTGCTGGATGTGGTCGGACGGTATGTTCTCGTTCAAGGTGTAACGCAGCTTGGTCTCGGCTACCATCCAGCCCATGTCAGGAAGCCACATGAGGCCGTCCAGGCTGGCTATGATTCCGTCCGTGACCGATTCTACGTCCGACACGTAGAGACCACCCCGACAGTCGGCGTAGTCCGTCAGGAAACAGTCAACCGTCGTCTCCCATATCCGGCCAAGGGCCATGATCGCCAAGATGTCATCGGGGAAGGCGCGATTGTCCTCGTACCCCACGTCGCCCTTCGCTATCCGGTGGCCGGAGCGCAGGAGGCTGGTGACGTGCCACTTGCTGCCGTCCCGCGGCGTCGGTGTGGTGCGTTCTATGCCGACAGCGGCGAGGTCGGCGACCTGACTGAGGTCGATAGGCTCCTGTACCAGAATCTCCACGTTAGCGCTCCCCTCTCGAAGGCACAATGCGGAAGTCGGCGAGACCAGCTCCCGTAAGGCACTCGTCTACACTGTCGATGATAACGCTCAGAAGGACCAGCTCCGCAAGCTGGTTGATATAGAACCGCTCGTACGCGGTCAGCTCCCGCTCCGGCTCTGCGACCTGATGCTGACTACCGTCGCTCATCACGCACCTGTCTGCTTATATCACCCAGCGCCAACTTCATCTCGCCCTCGCTACCCCGCTGCTTACGTTGGCTCACTCTATCTTCCACCCACATAAACACAATAGCGAACCCGACGAGCGAAGCGAATACCGACGCAAGAATAAGCCCACTTCGTATCCCCGCCGTAATCTCATAGGGACTCAACCCATACCGAGAACCCATATACGCAGCTCCCTCATCCGTACAAACAGCAGCGAGCACGATGAAACCACCACCTTCACCAGCAACGATAAGGCGCTCTACATCAAGGCGCTCAACATCCAAGTTCTCGTCCAACACGACAGATGATACATACTCTCCGCAAGCAGACTCCTCAGAAAAATGCAACTGCCCTGTGTACTTATCTGTCAGAGGGTAGTAGTTGTGCCACCACACCCCAACTCCCACACAGACAGCCATCACAACAGCGAACAGCAACAGACGCCTCTCCGTCCTCACGGCTTCTCTGAGCACCTCTTTCATCCTCGCCCCTATCGTCATCACCGTTGCTCCCATCTACGCTGCATGGGGTCGCCGACCTCCAGACCCCTCTCGCCGACATCTCACATCACTCCCCGCTCTCACTCACCATTCGGTCGGCGACCCCGCGCTCATTGCAGGCTGCTCTCCTTTGCCTAGCGTTGCCCTATGATCGGGCAGCCTACGCCTTGGTTATCTCCTTGTCCTCGAGAACCATACCGGCCTCGATCAGCGCCACCTGGAACTCGTCTTTGAACACGATCTGCGCTGCCGGTTGCTTCTTGTCCCTGATGGCCTGCGCCGCCACCTGCTGTAGCGTCACGGAGTCGCTTCCCTCGAGCAGGGCCGCAGCGATAGCCACCGCAGCCGCCGTGGCGTCCTCACCGTTGCCCTCTGCCGCGGCTGACTTGGCCTTCGCGGCTGGCTTGGCGCCCTTCTTTCCCTCCCACGGGAGCTTCAGAATCTGGTCGGGGACGGACAGGATGCGCTCGCGCGCGCCCTCTGCTGCCACCCTCGCCAGCCCCGCACGCTTGGGTTCCGGCACGCCGATGTTGTGGGTGTACAACCCGTCCAACACCGAGATGTCGTCGGTCAGCTTGTCCTCGGGGAACCCCGCGCTAACCAGCGAGTTCAGGAGCAGGTAGAAGTTGCACGACAGGTTCAGCGTCGTCGCGTCACCCTGCGGGACGAGAGTCTTCCCGTCGTCGGACGGCAGGAACCGCTCGGGGTCGGACGCGCTGTACTGCTGCACGTAGTCCCGCCCCTCATCGTCCTTGTAGCTGATCCGCGCCGCAGTCGTGGTGGCCACGACCGTCCCGTCCTTCTTCTTGTACTCGAACAACTCGAAGCGGCACTCTTCCCAGATCAGGTTCCGATCGACTGGGACCACTCCTCCCTCGACGAAATCCGAGGGTCTGATACTTACTCCACCCATGATCTAGTTTCCCTCCTTCTTGGTTTTCCTCTTCCTCTGTGGTATTTGCCCCGCCTGGGCGGCTTGATCTATGGCCTCGACCACTAGGTCTGTGATTAGCCCTCGTACCGACTTGTCGCTTGCCAGAGCAAGCTGCCGAAGCTGCTTCTTCTGCTCGTCGTCGAGAGCCAGACTGACGTGGTACTCTGTCACCGCCACCTCCTTCCGGTGCTGTCCGCGCTTCTCCGCGCCTCTGCTCGACACACCCCCCACCTCCTCGACCTCTGCGGGTCTACGATGTTGTTCTCTACTTCACCCCTACAGACCACCTCCTTCCACCTTACACTTGCCTAGTCTTGGGACACCCTGAGCCAAATAGTCGTATTCCCTACACCAAGATCGACGTGAAGCTTGAAGCAACTATCATCCACTATCATCCACCCTGTAGTTACTGGCACCTACGACTACTGTCCACCAGTCATCGAGCATCGGGTGGTGATTCCTCAAAAGCGTAACATTCCCTACTTGGTAAGCATCACACACTGCCAAGATTTCACACCCTAACGAGTCGGTGAAAATAGCGTCAACCAACGCGGCTGGTACGGTGAGAGCACGCCGCCACTCGAACTGCATCCGCTCTATCTCCACATCCTCCCCGTCGCGGGTACAGAACTGGGTATAGCGCGTCATGCCATCCCACCAGTCGTCGATCTCCTCAATATACACGGTCGGCACTACGGGAGGCGTGGAAGCCAGCACCACACCCAACACAGCGGCTATCACCGTGCCCATGACTGCCCAAATGAGCAATACCACTAGCTTACCGTCCCTGCGTGCTATCACCGCTCGTCCCCCCTTCGCTATTCCCTTCTGTCCACTCTGCTCACGATAGTCCTGTCACTCCAATCCGTCGTGGTAGACGAGTCTACCGAGGTGCTCATGATTATATCACCAAACTGGGGCTGCTGTCAAGCCCCTAGAGGAGCGGATCGGGAACCCTCTTCAAGCTCCCACACACCCGTCGCCGGAACCACTCCGGCGCGAAGAGCTTGTGCTTCGGATAGAACCAGAGCCAATTGTCATCCACGACTAGAATCTCGCTCTTGTCCGCCTCCGAGCGACTCGCCCGACCAGCGGACTGGACAAGGGTCTCCATGGCGAGGTAGCTCGACCACTCCTTGTCGTCGTCATGTCGCGCCTTGGTTACGGGGTCTCGAGTATCGGGGTAGGGGAGCTTCCCAATCACAATATACTGCGGTGGCCCATCGCCCATAGGAAAGTCCCAGCCGGTCGTGACGGTCGGGGATACCAGCACGGCGGGAGGAGACGCAGCCTTGAACGCCTCCACGACCTCCACCACATCCCCTTTGCTGTGCGCGAACATGATGTTCTTGAACCGTGAGCGGGACAGGAGCAGCTTGGCCCGGTCGTAGCTCACCGTGAATATGATGCCCTTGCGGTCGAGCCGCCGCTGGATGATCTGGTCGATACGCGACGACCAGATCACCGCCCCGTAGTCATCGGTACGGTAGTTGATCCGCGCAGTCGGGACGTGCCAGATCGGGGTGTTGGCCGCCGGGAAATAAGAGTCCATCTCCACCCACGACCGCTGCCCGTCGCTCGGGATTCCCAGATAGTCAGCAGATCGGTGCGACAGGATGGCAGACATCAACATCACCTTGGGCACGTCGTGCAAGAGCTGCTGCGTGTATGCGGAGACCCACTTGGGTACGAACCGATACCCGCGGTCGGTCCGCTGGATCACCCAGTCCTCCGTGACCGCCGTGAGCCGTTGCAGCTTCGCCAGCGTGGCTTTGGCGCTCCGGTAGGTTCGAGAGACGTGCCCCGGCACGGATTGCTCCGTGGTGCGGTACTGCCGTACATCGCACTCCACAGAGGCCAAGTGCTCTTCCGCGACGGGGACTGCGGCCCCAGCCCACGTCCGCCATGCGGACCACTGCTCGGCGCTGGGGAAGGACAAGCCGATAGGCTGGAGGTCGAGCCGTGCGAGGTATACGGTGAGATGGTTCTCCATCGCCGCAAAAGCCTGGTGGGCTTCGTCCAAGATGAGCAGACCCACCTCGCCAAGGCCGGTTGAGAAATTAGACTGCGCGAGCCAGTAGGCGTAGTTGGTCACGACGAGTTGCGAGGCCAGTGCCTTTCGGAGCTGGATGCGGTAGAGGCACTGATCCCGAACCGGACAGGGGACTCCGTCGTGACATGGCCCTTCGTCGGCGCGGAGGCCGCGGACGAGGGCGCAGGGAAAATTGTTCTGCCCCTTCACGAGGACGCCGCCGAGTTGAGCGCAATCCCGCATATATTGCATTTGGAGTCCCTTTGTAGCAGTGACGATGACCGTGCGGGCACCGGACAGTTTGGCCAGCAAGATACTCGACAGAGACTTTCCTGATCCCGTCGCGGCTGCCACACCAAGGAAGCGGGACGGAGAGTCGTACCAGCTCAGTGACTCCTCGAGGAGTTCGTACTGCCCCGGGTAGAAGCTGTCGAACCCGCTGCTCAGGCCGAGGAGCTGGGCAGGGGATGGTCGTTCTGTTGTCACCGTTACCATCGGACGGTTCCCTCCTCTAGCAAGCCGTGTGGCCGCTGTGGTTGCTGTAGGCGTGAGACGCGAGGCGGGTGCCAGCGCTCACCCGTTGATCTTCCCCGCGCCGCACTTGCTGACTCCTTGGCTGATCCAGCACTCGATATTGATTCACCTTCGCCTTTTTCTCCCTTGCCCCAGCAAGAATCGCTTTCTAGGCGCTGGTTGTTCACTACCTCTATCACCGCTACAACCCTACAGGCCAAATCTGTACCCGTGATTCCCGCGGGTTGCCCGAGCCGCCAGCAGGCGCTCCGCAGACGGCCACCTCCAGCGCTGGTTGGTTTCCCCAGCGGACTTCGCCGCCAACCACTCCTTCTCCAGCACTGCGTGCTCCTCCGGCGTTATCACGTCCTCCGGTGCCCCCGCATCCGTCGGCGCGTCCAGCACGCCGACCCTGCCCGTCCGGTATGTCTCTTTTTGCTCGCTCATTTTTCGGCCCCCTTCAATTTCCGCTGATTTTCGCTGTTTTTGGCCGTCCCAGTCTCAACAGACAAAATCTTAATATCTATAAGGTACTTATACGCGCGCGCACGCGTAAGGAGTACTGTGTGTTTGTGTGTCAGTTACACCGTGTGTTTGTGTGTCATCACACAAACCCGCACCGTGGGATTGTGTGTCAAATCCGCTGACCCACAGACCCGCACCGTGTGTTTGTGTGTCAGATTTCACCATGCGTTGACCTCCTTGCACCCCCCGTCGACCCCCCAGCAGACCCCCCCTGCAACCCCCGTTGACCCACAAACACACACCGTGGGATTGTGGGTCAAAATGCACCCTACTTTTCCTTCCGCTCCACCAGCGTCTCCAGCGCCCCCAGCCGGAATTGCATCCATGTATCCCACCTGTGGGCCTCGGACACCAGACGGTTTGCCGTCTCGCCGAACTGCGCGGAGTCGCCTGATAGAATGGATTTGATAAGATACACTTGGACTATCCGGTAGCGGTAGACACCACAGACGCGCGCCATATCGTCGAAATCGGAAGCTACCCACGCGTCGTAGAGGTAGAGGTGAGCTGTGTTCTCATCCACCACGCGAGGCGCGTACGGAGTAAGGCTGTTCATGATGTCCAGCGTGTCCGTATCGTCATCCATCAGGCACAGGTCACGGACCAGCGACTGTACCCCCGTCAGCTTGGTGATAGTCGCGTCCTCCCGCGCGAAGTAGGCAGCGTGGTAGGACATCCAGCGGCACAGGCGGTTGCGTGATGTGTCGTATCGCTTCGCCAGTGAGTCTATGACGTCCACTAGGGACTTGATTGTTGACCGGCAGTGGAGACGGACGGGCTGGATGGCGTCCTTGTCCGCTTTCTCCTTCTGCCGGAGATGCTCAATGACGCGGTGCAGCGGCCAGTCGGCTACTGAGTCGGTCATTGAGGCTGGGGATATGGATACGGTCCTCGGTCTACTCTCTGCTACTTTGTCGCCCGTCTCAGCGCCGCTGCTTGCCTTCTCTAGTGCCTTTGTCATTGGCTAGTACTCCCCTCTCTCGATTCAGGGTTGGCTCTACACTCCACCACCATCACATCCAGCATCTCCAGCTGCGTCCCGCCGTTGCCATTCGGCCACACGAACTGCGAGAATATGCCCCCGACCTTCGGGGCGACTCCGTACTTCTCGCACCACTTCACGTAGCTGCCGCACTCCCGCTGCTCCGCCAGCACATCCACCACGTGCATACTGGAGTTCCCCGGCCAGTTCGTGAGTAACCCCATGTGCTCCTCGTCCTGCCACTTGTGGCAAGACACACACAACCCGATCCGCTGCTGCATGTTCCCGTTCCCGTTGTGGTCCTCACCGAACGGCTCGTGGAAGTGCGCGATCATTCTCTCTCGGCAGATCGCGCACAGCCCGTCCTGGTCGTTGATTATCTGCCTCCAGTTCGCACCATGCCGCCGAGTGCGATCGTACGCGCGGCGCCACCGCTTCATCTTCTCCGGCTGGCCACTATACGGGGCTTTGTACGGCATACTGCGGCCCCTTTCCAAGTGAAACTAGCACCTCGACCAGCCACACCCTCTGCTGCACGTCAGGCAACCTTCCTGCAAGACGGCCTCCGCTCCACAATCGGGGCAGAGCATACCGGAGTTCAGCTGCTCCAGCTTGCCATCGGTCTCGATGAACCGTCTGCCTAAGAACCTATAGATATAGTCCAGCACCGATGACGCGTTCGGTATGTCCTGATTCTCAGTGAAACCGCTAGGCTCAAACCGAGTCCCCCGCATCTTGTTGACAAGAGACTCAACAGGAACACCGTACTGTAGAGCAATACTCGTCAGGACGGCTACTGCATCCATGAGACCGTTGATAGTCGACCCCTGCTTTGTCCCAGTAATGAACACTTCCCCGGGAGAACCATCGGGATAGAGACCCACATGGAGATAACCCTCCATCCCACTGACACTGAACTTGTGCCGGATGCTGGTAGCATCAATGGGCATCTTGCGCCGCCCGTTTCGTGAAATCTCACTAGACGCCATGACAGAGGCAGGAGACAGGACGTGACCGTGGAGGTGGTCTAACTCATCCGCGCCCACAATGACTTGCCTGTCGCGGCTCATGTTCCGGTAGACCGTGACTCCCTTGCACCCTGACTCCCACGCCATGATGTAGGCACCGAGCACGTCAGCCTCAGTTGCGTCCTCGGGCAGATTGACTGTCTTGCTGACAGCAAGATCAGTGTGCTTCTGAAACATAGCTTGGTGCCGAATATGCCACTCCCACGGTATCTCGAGCGCAGTCAGAGGACGATACTCCCCAAAGTCGACCTGCGGCTTCTCTTCCAGCCGAGTCCCATCACCCAGCGCACGGTATCCATCGAGTGTGAAGTGAGGTTCTATCCCGCTACTGCACCCAGCGAGAACGCTGATAGACCCAGAGGGAGCAATGCAAGTCAAAGCCGCATTCCTTCGCTCCGCTCGAAGGCCCTCTCCGCTAGTGCCTATGTAGGCAGGGTAGCAGCCCTTCTCCGCCCCGAGTTTGACGCTCTCATCGTGAGCAGCTTTCTGGATAGTCTGCATCACCACATCGGCGACCACCAGCGCATCCTCGGAGGCGTAACTCATCTGGAGCATAGCCAACGCGTCTGCCCAACCCATGACGCCCAAACCCAGCTTCCGCGTGCACAACGCCGCCTCAGTGATAACCGGATCAGGGAACAGGTTGAGGTCCAATACCTTGTCCAAATACCGCACCGCCAACCTAGCTGTATCCTCCAGCTTGGTCACATCGAATCCCCTAACGGTCCCGTCGGTGTAGTACTCGAGCATGTGGCTGAGATTGATGCTACCGAGATTGCACGGCTCGTTGTCGAGCAGTGGGACTTCCCCGCAGGGGTTCGTGCCCGTCAACTGACCCAACCACGGTGTTGGGTTGCTTGCCTCCGCAGCGTCGATGAAAAAGCAGCCCGGATCACCATACTTCCACGCATTATCAGCCATCTGTGCAAGGAGATCGTACTCTCGAGGAACAGGCGCCTCCCGATTGTGGTAATACCGCGCCGCCGCCTCCATGAAGTCGTTTGTACAAGCGACTGAGATGTTGAAAGTAGTAAGCGCGTCCTGACTATCCGCCTTGCACCGGATAAACTTCTCCACGTCTGGGTGCTCACAATGCAACACTGCCATCTGCGCTCCAGCCCGCTTGCCGCCCTGAGTCACCATCTGAGCGATAGCGTGGTACAACCGCAACACGGCTATCGGGCCACACGCCTTGCCGTGAGTAGTCGCGATCGGTGCGCCTTCTGGCCGGAGAGCCGACAGCACGTACCCTGTGCCGCCTCCCCACTTCAACACGAACGCTGCCTTGCGCGCGACGTCCATGATACTTTCCATGCTGTCGGCGACGTCGAATTTGAAGCAGCTACTGCTCGTTCCTGTCCCTGTACCAACATTGAACAGGGTAGGGCTGCCAGGAAGGAAGTCGAGGCTCGCCAAGAGATTGTAGTAATGGTCGTTGCCGAACGTGACCCTGTCGATCATCTCCGCTGGTGTCTCGTGGTATACACCACAGTGAGGACAGGGATCGCGGTTGCTGTCTAATCTACGAAGATAGCGCTTGCACAGCACCTTCTGTGCGTTCTCCCCGAACTGCGGCTCAATCCGATCCAGCATCGCGGTGATCCTTCCTAGATTCCGGCTATGCGACGACCGCAAGGGACTGCTGGTGGGCCACTCCCCCGTTGCCCCCGTTACCGTTGCTCCCGTTGCCGCTCCCGTTGTTACCATTCGGCAATATGAACGGGTAGCGGCGGCTGCACCCCGTAGCGCAGTACCAGAAATAAACAGGCCGCCTATCTTGGACTTCTCGCTCCAAAAACAGGCGGCGTCCGCACGCTGTGCAGTAGGGTGCCTCACTCGGTAGTACGCATTGGTGGGACATGGTTCTACCCCCTTATATTCTCGCCTCCTACGACGGTTGTTTCGACAACCCCAACATCTTGCGCCGCGAGCCGCGGTCAGGGTACTCACTCAAATGCAGGCACCCTCGGTAGTGCCGACTGTGCGACACCCCGTTCCGGTCCACACTCTGTCGCGACTCCATCCGCCGCTCCCTACGCCCAGGGTTCTTCTTCATATCTGCCCCCGTGTTCTAGTGGCCATTCTTACCGTTATCGTCCTCGATACCAACCAGCGTCACCTTGACCGTGATGCCCAATCGGGGCATCCAGTTGTACAGTGTGCGTTCGTTAATGCGCAGCTCTGCGGCCACAGCTGGGAGGGACTGCGTGCGCTCGAATGCCTCGCCGATAGCCCGTTTCAGCGGCATCTTCAGCTCCGCTTCCTTCGCCCGCATCAGCTTGGTCTTGCCGGATCGCAGTATCACCGCCATTTCCCCTCCGTCGCACTCGCCGGTCGTGCCCTTCGCTAGTGCGCTCCCATCGTGGCCTATACCAGTGCCCGTGTTGCGTGCTCGTGTTGCGTGCTGGTCATTCCTGATCGTGCTGCGTGCTCGCCCATCGTGGCCTTTTATAACACCCTATACGAGCGTGTGGCGGCACACTACCACATCTAGCCCGCTTTGTCAACCCCCGTTGCAGGTTCCGCAAAAAAGCCTGTGTACTGGTACGCTGGTACACTGGTGTACTGGTGTTAAAAGCGGCGCTGTCGATTTGACAAATGGTTAATCATCTGATACACTACCTCGTCAGGAGGTAAGCCGTGGGTGTCCGCATTACCCCAGAAGGCTTCGCGGGACTAGCAGGACTATCCCCGCTTGAACTCAAGTCGGCAAGGAAACGCCTGGGGCTGACCGGCCAAGAACTGGCAACCCTGCTAGGCGTATCCATCTCCACCGTCAGCCGTTGGGAAACAGGCAAGAGCAGACCATCCAAGCTGGCGAGCGAGCGGTTGAGGACCGTCGCCAGAAAAGCGAGGAGCAAGAACCATGGCTAGAGTATCCAAACGCTCCCTCCGCTACCGAGAGCTGATACGGCGCCACTTCCTACCAGAGGAAGCACGAGAGTTCTCCAAGTTCAAATCCTTGAGGTACACCGAGGTCAGACGGATGACCGGCAGCCGCCAACTGTTCTATAACCGCTTCCGCCGATTCAACCCCGACTTGGAGCCGGGGACTCGCGGGTTCTACGAGGGCTTCACGCGCGCTGTCTATGCATGGTACAGGAGCAAAGACCTGACCACATTCGACTACAAGATGCGACGGGTTATTAGCCCATGGGACTGGGTAGACCGCGTATCGTACACCCTACCAGAGGAACTGCGGTACACGAAGGGCGGGAGGCGGAAAGACACCAAACGCGGCGGTGAGAAGGAATCCCCCTCGATGAGAGCACACCGGATGCGATGGATACACCAACTCAAAGAGACGTTGAAGAAGGAGCCAAGGCGCGCTCCGCAGCTGGTCCCGCAGATACTACGGCTCGGCGGCAAAGTGCCGGAGGTCGCGATGCGAAGGGCGGGATTATGAGGATCACCGCCTATGAGCTGCTCGACCTCGGGAGCGGCTTCCTCGCCATCCAATCCAGCGAGGGGAAGTCCATCGTCTCCGCTGATCTGCGGGATATACTGGCGTTTCTCCGGTACAGCAGCAGGGACACCATCCGTGTGTTCATGGACGTGGATGAGGCGGTCGCCCCTATCCTGCGGAAAATCGACCATGCCCTGCTCGACAGGATAGCGGAGCGCGACCCTGCTGTAGATGTCGAGGGACACCACTTCTTCTACTCGCATGATAGGGTGCTCCAAGTCGGCTGGACACGGTACTTCGGGTTGAAAACCTTTTACGGCTACCCTGAGTACGCTCCCGATGCCACCCTCGAGCAGGTACAGGATATGGCGGACGAGGTAGTGGATACCCTGACCCGCATGGGCATCGGGGATACCAACGTCCTCACCTGTGCTGTGACCTGCTTCGAGAACTCCGAGCTGGGCAAGCGCACCTACACGGACGTCCCGAAGTCGTGGCAGCTACCATCTTCACTCCACGGGTGTCTCGACTACGCGGACGCTGCTGACCACAAGGACTGGTGGGAAGCGCGGCAGATAGGGCATTGGGAGTCAGGATTGTACGATTGGGACAAGACCGCCTGTTATGCGTCCTTGGCGGCTGACCTTCTCGACCTGCGGGATATGGAGTTCTGGCGGTCGTCCACCTTCGGGAGGCGAGAGCAGGGTGCCTACTACGGCTTCGTCCGTGGCCGCTTCTTCATCGACCCTGACAGCCCGACCGCCTACGCCAGCCCGATTGTCACCAGAGTAGTCAACGACCTGCAAGGGAACCCGCAGGGCTGGCTGCCGGAGGACACCTACACGATGGATGAGGTCAGAACGGTCGAGCGGTACGACATCGGCGGTTTCCTACTCACGGACGGCTGGTTCCTGCGGCCACTCAACGGAGTGCGCCCACGCCTCCCATTCCGCGAGATAATGAACACACTCTACGACCTCCGCAGCCTGTCCCCGCTGGCAGCATCCATCGCCAAGGGGATAGCGAACCAGATGGTCGGGATGCTGATTGAGCGCCGGGATCGCGACAACGGGATACGCAACGAGATATACCACGCCCTGATTACCGCGAAGGCGCGATGCGAGATAACCAAGTTCCTGATTGAGAAGGAGATAGCCGACGACGAACTGGTAGCCATCCAGTGCGATGGGGTCAGGACGACAAAGGTACTGCCACAGGCTCAACGCAACGGGTTAGGGGCATGGCGTTGTAACGGAGACCCTCCCACCATCGTCTGCTCGCCGCGTAAAGTCTACTGCCTCGACAAGAAGCCCTACCATGTGACCTACGATGACGTGCTCCAGATGGTGAGCGAACACCCCCTGAGCCAGAGGTACACCAAGAGGGCGCAGAGGCACACCACGCTGCTACAGGCGAAAGCGATGGGGGATGTCTACAGGGTGGGCGAGTACGCTACCGCCCCCGCCAAGTTCGATGTGGCTACACTGCGGCATGAGAATTGCAGGGTGTTCCCCACGCTCCCTAAGACGGGGACGGGGCTGCTGAGTAGGCAATACAAGAGTAGGCCGGTTGTGATGGAAGACACTCCTCATGAGTAACGGCTGGACACAGTTCGACTCCCGAGATGGAGTGAAACCCGTACTCAGTGCCCCCGTAGACGACTTCTGCTACTACGAGGATGTTCCCGACTTCGTGTCTAGGTTCGGCTCTCTCCCTGTCGAGTGCCAGAACTGCCACAAAGGTCTCATCTTCTGGGACGACGGCTATTCCCGCACCAATGCCGCCAAGTTTAGAAGGATGCTCGCCGACCTACCCTTCGCTGTATATGGGAAGTACAACTCCGACGTCGCTGTATTTTACTTCGACTCGAGAGAGAATCTGCTGCAAGCCCTTGACGGCATCACCATCGGCCTTGTCAAGTTCGGAATCCCAGGACGTACCCAGTGGCGCGTCTCTGGAAGGTACTGGCAAGACAGATACCCTTACTTCTTCCAATCAGCAAAGGAACTGGACCGCGAGTACACAAAGGGTATATCAATCACCAAGTTCTACAGCGAAAGGGAAGCTGTGTAGCGCAGCCTACACCCTCTATCCCACTGCCTCCTACCCGCCGCCCCCCCCCCCATAATCGAGGCAGCTTGACACATACGGTATACGTGTGATATACTGTAGACAGGAGATGGCGATGGCAGAAGAACGGTACTGTCCCTACTGTAGGTCCGCAAAGCCGATGGTGAAGGCTGGATTCAACTACCATCGCACCGGCTCTTCCCAGAGGTGGCTTTGCCGGAACAAGCGTTGTGGGCGAATTACGACCCACCCGAACTACAGACCACCTACCACAACAAGGTGAAGGGAGAAACGAACGGGAGGTAAGGAAAGTGAGACTCAAGAAACCAAGGTACTGGATATTCAACGCAGGGACGACAGAACAGAAGAGGGCGATACACAAGTACATACGGAGCCACATCAGGGCACCGTTTGTCAAAGCAACAATACAGCCGGACCTAGGAACATACAAACTCGCCTACATCCTCATCAAGATCAGCACTGCTCCTAGTTCACCACTTCCACGCAGCACAGCACCAAACACACTCAAACACACGCATTACTCCGGCCACGAGGCCACCTTTGGGCTACACAGGAACGGATTCCTAGAGCAAACCCGCGCAGGTGGTATGTTCCGCACAGAGATGCGTCCCACCAAGGTGAAGAACCTCGAGGAAGCTGTGACCAAGATCAACAGATACACCCTAAGAAGAAGCGAAGACTACCATGCGGAACAGAGGAGAGGAACAAGGAGGGAGTAGCAAATCATGTCCCCAGTTCACAAGAACAACAAACCGACAATACCTCCCCTACCCCCTCCACCCTACTCCTACCCCTCTCCAACAACCAGAAGCCCGATCACCGACCACCACCCCCCCCGGCCTCTGGCCCCCCGTATCGGACACCAGCCCACCACCGACCAACCAACC